ATCCTCAATCACATAAACTGTTTGCAGAACGTGTTCGATTCTGCTACAAACCCACCACAAACCAATGAACAAGAAAACCCCGTCATCCAAAGCCCCGGCTTCGCACCGAAACACATCTGCCGGTTCTGTGGCAACGAACCAAGCCTCACATGTTGCTGGGACGCGGCCCAAGACCCCGCAGCCGGTGTTCCCGGCACGCCTTGAGGTCATTGTCTCGAAACCATTCATCAAGGCCAGCACCCCCCTGCTGGTCAACTGGCCCACGCTGATCAAGGTGTTCAACGAGTCCGCCCCAACGGCTGACCGTCTGCGCAAGCTCATCGTGGCCGAGGTGCAGACCCGCAACCGGCCCACCATGCTCCGTCGCCTCGTGAGCAGGCTGCATATCGTGGAACGGCAGGAACTGATGAAGACATTGAAGATTGGTTAACAATTTGGAAGGCTGGGTTGAATAGGTATTAGGTGTGTTTGAAGTTTGCCACTCCGTGGTCTGACTCCCTCTAAAGGATAGGGCGGCTGCATGGAAAATAATGCATCTGTGCCTGTTCAACCCAGCCTTCCAAAACCCCCACACCACCATGCCACGCCCCAAGTTCTACAACCCGGCCAAGCACAAACCCTTGGAGAAGTCCATCGAGGCTGCCATTGGCCGCTATGCCGTGAGCAAGGGGTGCCTGTGGTGGAAGTTCACATCACCGAACAACCGGTCAGTGCCTGACCGCTGGGTGCTCACCCCTAATGGCGTGACTGCCCTGATGGAGATAAAACGTGAAGGCGAGAAGCTGACAATTGCTCAGGCTGAGAAGCTGCGGGACGTGCTTGTGCGTCATGGGCTTGTGGACTGGACGGACAACGTGGAGAAGGGCAAGCGGCTCATTGATGAGTGGTGTGCGCTGCCGGGACCAAAAAGCATACCACATCCATTGGCTCCACGGAGGCTTGGTGGCGTGTACGACTTGTTAGCTGATGTCTGGTGATGCGCTACTCCCCCTCAGAGCCTCAACGACTGGCCCGCAGCCACCTGCTCCGGCACCCTGACACGTTCCTGCTCATGGGGATGGGCCTTGGCAAGACCGCCACCATCATTGACCACCTTGACACTCTCCTGCTCACCGGAGAGGCCAGAGCCATGCTGGTGATTGCACCGCTGGCCGTGTGCAACCTGACATGGCCCAACGAGGTGGCCAAGTTCGAGCAGTTCAGCCAGATGCGGATTGCCGATCTGCGCACCGAGGAAGGCCAGAAACATTTCACCAAGGGCACGGCCCACATCTACACGGTCAACTGGGAGTCCCTGCCCACCGTGGCCGTGTTGCTGGCCAAGCAGAAGTCCCTGTCTGTGCCTTATGACATTGTGGTGTTTGACGAGTCCACCAAGGCCAAGAGTAATGGATCAAAGCGGGCGGCCATCTACCGTGAATACTGCCCCCGTGTGGCCCGGCAGATTGCGATGACCGGCACCCCGGCCCCCAACAGTGAGGCCGACTTGTGGGGCCAGATGATGATGGTGGACGGTGGCAAACGGCTTGGCCCGAGCTTCAGCAATTTCCAAAAAACCTACTTCAAGCCCACTGACTTTCGCAAATACAAATGGGTGCTCAAAGACGGTGCCGGGGAGCGCATTTACAAACGGATCAGTGATGTCACACTGACGTTGAGGACCAGCGACTGGCTCGACCTGCCGGACACTGTGGTCAATGATGTTGAGGTTGATCTGGGCTCCGCTCTGATGGGCCAGTACAACCAGTTTGAGGACGACCTTGTGACCCAGATCCGTGACAAGGTGATCACGGCCCCCAACGCTGCCGCCCTCATCACCAAGCTCATGCAGTTCACCAGCGGAGCCACGTACGACGAGGAGCGGCTGGTGCATGAGATCCATGACAAGAAAGTCCGCGCACTGGTGGAGACGGTCAAACGGATCAACGCGCCCACCCTCATTGGCTACGCCTACCAGCACGAGGTTGACCGGCTGCGCAAAGCCCTGCCCAAGGCTGAGTTCTTTTCCGACTACAAGAACAAGGCGGCGCAGGTGCAGATGCTGGCACGGTGGAACGCGGGCAAGATCCCCCAGCTCGTCGCCCATCCGGCCTCCATGGCCCACGGCCTCAACATGCAGGACGGGGGGTGCAACCTTGTGTGGTACAGTCAGACTTACAGTCGTGAGAAGTCCGAGCAGATGCTGGGCCGTCTGTTCCGGCGCGGCCAGCAGAACGAAGTCAACTTGTGGCGGCTCATGTGCCCCGGCACAGTCGATTATGCCGTGTCTCTGGCCCTAGAGAACAAGGCTGCCAGTGAAAACACCCTGCTGACTGCACTGCAAAGCCTTGAGGCGTTCCGCCGTGGTGGCGGGGTGGTTGAGATTTCCGATGACTCAGATTTGATGGAGGACGAATATGAGTGAACCGAACCCATCTGAGTGGAAGCCAGACTACTCAGTCACCCCTCGGCGCATCGTCTGCGCTGCAAACCGAAACCGTCAATCTGGGCGCATTATTTGTGGCGCCCGCCATTGGGATGCTGTTATGCGTTCACAAGTTAAAGCCGATGAAGGTTTTACGGGGTGGGATCAAGGTTTCATTGACCAGTTTGGTGGCTTTTTGAATCGTCAAGAAGCTTGGGTGGTTGCAGCCGATCAAGACCAAATTCGCAAGCTTGTATCAACCACAGGAACACTTTACAGCGAAAATTTATACTGATGAAACCCTCCCGCGCTACCAGCCTCAAAATCGTCCAAGCCCCGCTCCCGTTGACCGGTGAGTCCACCATGTTTAATCCGCTCGCCACACAGGTTGGCGGGCAGCACTACAAGAACATGCCCATCCAGCCGGTGGAGTTCAGCGAGCGCAACCAGTTGCCCTACTGCATGGCCAACGTGGTCAAATATGTCAGCCGCCACCGGGCCAAGCACGGGCGTGAAGACCTTGAGAAGGCCATCCACTACTGTGACCTCGGCCTGTCCATGTACGAGCAGACCAAGACCGCCTGGCGCACCCAAGACTCAGACTGGGCCATCACGCCTCTGCGGTTCTGTCAGGAGAACAAGTTCGACGGCCCCACCACCAAAGCTGTGGTCCACCTGTGCAGTGTGTTCAGTCGTGGCAGCATGGGATACCTTGAGGCCAAGCAGGTGCTTGAAGGCATTCTGGTGTCGGACTACCCACCCCTGCGGGCTAGCAGGCGGAGATGAACTGGCACAGGTCTTCCACTCGGCTCAACCAGCCTTTGCCGTAGCGCGGGAATTGGCGGAGCCGGGTGTAGTATGCCTTCCGGCGTTCGAGCATGGCCAAGGCCACGTGTAACGGGTTGCCGACAGAGGCAGCTTTCATGGTGGCCGGGCCGATGTTGCCATCAACAACAGCCCCCACAGCAGCCTGGAGCATCTTGGCACTGGGGATCACGCCAACGTTCACGGTACCGTCAAAATGGCAGATGGCCAGAGCCTCGGGCAGGGCATCCCCGTGAGCGCGTTTCCATTCATCGTTGTGGTAGCTCTGCACGGCCTCTTCGAGCGTCAGGTTCTCGATGTCCAGTAAGGGATGGGATGCTTGGTCAATGCCGAATTTGGTTGTTCCGCCGCTGTCCTTGGGGTCGTGCTCCGTTTTGACGGTCCCATCAGGGTGGTACTCGTTCTCGTGCGCCAGAACGAACAGGAGACCGCGTTGGAAGGCTTCGCTGTAAGGCTTGATGGCATCGAACCACCCCGGCAAAGCTTGGACTCGTTGATAACCGTTCATGGCTGGACCTTTCCGACAAACTGTTTGGCACTGGTGACTGGTAGATGGTTTTTGACCACTTGGGCACCCACCCCAAAGGCAGCGCCTTGCCACGATCCCGTGGCCAGACCACCAGCAAGGGCAGCAGACCCATCCTTGATGAGGTTGGCTTCGAGCGTGGCCTTCTGATCAGCCGGGAGACTGCATGAGGCGAGAGCCAGTATGGTGATGATGGTGATGATGGTGATGAGGATGTGCTTCATGGTGTGGTGGCTTTCTGATCGTTGATGTCATTGTCAATAATGGCTCGCATGGTACGCTCGAAAATCTGGCCTTCAGTGAACCACGTGGAATGGCTATACGTGTGGTTGCTGTGGTCAAACGCTCTGCCCGGCCACTTGGCGGCAAACTCGCCTCCTCTGAGCCCAAGGCTTCCATATCCCAGCCCAGCCCAGCCACCAAGCACTCGTGTGACCTTGGCAAACTGGAGAGCTTTGTCATTGAGGCTGCCGTAGATGTGAACACGGCCTACCACATCATTGATCAGGGCGTCCTCAAAGTCTTCTTCTTGTGCAGCCGGGGCGAACAAGTGGCATGATGCAATCTGGGTGCCGATGTCCCGCAGCAGCCGAGCTGTGATGTCACATCCGTTCGAGTGGCCCACCAGCACCACACGGTAGCCAGCTTGTTTGGCCCTGGACACTTTGCGTGCCAGCTCGTCAGTGCGCTTCCGCTGACCGATGAACCGTGTCACGGCGGACGTGTAATACTCACGCCGGTCTGCGCTCACACCGTCCGGCGTGCGAAAGTTGATGTAGTCACAGAACCGCTCGGGCCAGCCTTGGGCGTCACCGGGGTGAAACCGGATGCCGTTTATCGCAAGGAAAAAAGTCCGGTTGGCACGTGGAGCGGTCATTTGAAAAAGTGGTCAGCCCATTTCCAGAAGGCAAAGTTGGCTCCGCCCATCAAGATCATGGCAATGGCCATGGAGAACACAGCTTTAATTTTGAAATCTTCAATGATGCGCACACGCTGGCCAAGGGCGTCTTGGTTGGCGATGATTTGAGGCAACTGGTTGGTGCTGATGCGGATCAGATGTACATCCTTGGACAGGGATTCCAGTTTCTCAATGATCTGATCCCGCAGCTTGGCCTCGTGCTCGGCCTTCTCACGCAGAAGCTCGGCATTTTGTTTTTTCAGATCCAGCATGTCCGCTTGTTCGGTTTCGTTCATGAGCATGCACGGTCAATGATTTTCTGGTCCACAGCCTTCACCAGCTCCGCCGTGGCGCGAAGACGTTCAATGTCGGTTGACGGCGGCGGGGGCACCCCCATTTCCCCAGCCTGTGCCGTGAGCGCCGCATGCTGGGCTTCTGTGGCCGCATCCTGCGCTTTGATCGCCTCCTCTTGGGCCTTGATGACCACAGAATGGGTTGGCCGGATGGACGCGGCCAGCTTCAAGTCGTCATGGGGTATGGAGAAGAACGTTGTGACCATGGGATTATTACTCGAACCCAAGTTGCTGGAGGAGGGAGAAAGCGAACCGATTGGGTGGCAGCTTAGGAGCGTGTGCTACCATGGCAGATTTCAAAAGATCCCGTGCTTTCTCTGAGATACCAATTTCGCGGAGGTTTTCATCCGGCCATCCGGGGGTGTCATCCACCTTTGAGGGGGCATCAATCAAAGCCACCAGCTCAGCGGCTCTCCTCACCTCGGA